CAGGGCTCGAACCTGCATTAAGCCCCTACCGGGCCTTTCCTAACCAATTGGAAGACTACGAGTTCTTGAGGGCAATTACTCCCCAATATGGATGCTATCGGCCGATAGCATTTACCATATAGAAACACACTAAAACATTGACCGAAAGCAGTGCGAAACGGTTGCAATAATGTGTTTTTATATGATATCGAAGTATGGGAATCGAACCCACTAACTACCGGTGCGATACCGGTCGTGCTACGCTCACCATATAACAAGTTTGTTCCGTTTGCAACCGGACTCGCTATATACCTTTGCACTAACTTTCCATGTCGTCTTCTTCGTTACCATATTAAAACACACTTGGCGTTGATCAGACGCTGTAGGATTTGAACCTACCCACCCCTTGCAAGGAGCTGTTGCCATCATTACGGTATTTCTACCCTAAATGTGCTTTAATATGGTGAAAGAATACACGGCGTTAAACTGTCAGCTTATGCCCGCTTAACTTTTGTCTTTCAGCAACTCTTTCCGCTAACAACACTTTTCTTACCCCTACTGGACCGACTTACTTTCGCATCGTCATGCTATCCTCTCTACCCATGTACCTTGGGGCGGGCTGTTACCGCGCGAAGCATGAAGCCCACGCACCCTCGGCATGGGTCGGTTTCCGTCTACTCATATTACTAAGTGTTGTCTTAGTGTTTTTATATGGTACACCATACGAGATTCGAACTCGTGTACCCGCCGTGAAAGGGCGGTATCCTAGGCCTCTAGATGAATGGTGCATAGTATCAACTACTTTAAAACACACTACAGGAACCCCACTTGTCTGTCCAGGACCGTCTCCTGTACCCTGGCTCGTTACCAGGAACTCAAAGTGTCGTCATTACTGCCTAACTACCCGTCGCTATTCCGGTATCTGACATATAACTCGGGGAGAATGTAGCTGTTTCACGAGCATACACCTTGTGTCCCTCCATTATCCGATTGCCTGTTTCATGTGCTGTAAGCAGAGCCAGCCCGTCAGCTGGTTGAATCTCTCTTACAGTCACCTAACGGATTAGGTAACCTCTAATGCGCTTTAAAGTAGTGCCTGTTGCCAGGCAATACTAAAAAAATTAAATTGTTAAAGAACTTGTTTCATCAGTTAGTTATCTAACTGTCTAGACCTTATTATAACAACCAATGATTTGCTTGTCAACCGCAGTGTTGTTTACTTGCAACACTACTAAAATCTAGTGAATCGATTTCTCAACTCATGCCCTTATTATAACGCCACTTCTTTTATCTGTCAACCTCGATGTTGCGTAAATACAACATGAATATTCAAGTTATAGACAACGCTATCGATGAAGAACTACGCAAAGAAGTTTGGAACTACTTACAAGATCAAGTTTGGTACATCAAATACAAACAAGATTCTAGTTTAGAATCCTATGTCCCGAGTCGTGATGGATTCGATGTTCCAAACAAGAATCCATTGGCTGTTCACGGAACTACTTTAGCTCGCACTGCACTTGCTTGCGATAAAAACTATCTAAAAGCACGACATAAACCCATATTTAAAATATGGGAAATGATCAATCATAGTCTGGGTGACAAATATGACATCACTGGACATCCAGAAGGACTGCCCCAGCAATTCCTTAAAGAGTATACTCCATTCACTGCCATTCCAAACTTAAAAGCAGGATGGCGAGTTTATACCAATGGGCAATATCAAGAGAATATCAAACACAGTCACGGAGTTCACAGAGATAATCCTATCTTGGATGATGATACTACCGCGACAATTTTATATATCGCTAACTTAGAATGGTATCCAACTTGGTTTGGTGAAGTCGTATTTTACTCTGATAAAGCAACTGGCGACAAACAACAATTTCAAGTCGCAGATGCAAGTGCACAACGAAGAAACTTTGATATCGGATGGCCAGAAAAAATCGTTGCCGCTGTTCCGGGTAGAATCATTTGCTATGATGGTAGAACTCTACACACCACTAGACCCACTGCATTGTGGGCACCTGTACCCAGAGTCGCACTTGCGTTTAGAGCAAGATTAAAATAACTGGCGGAAGCGGTGAGATTCGAACTCACGGACCTTTTACAGTCGTCGGTTTTCAAGACCGGTGCATTCAACCGCTCTGCCACACTTCCATAAAACACATTAGTTGCCTGGCTAACTCCCGGCAGTTCTTGCCCGTCAGAAGGACAAAGAGCGTGTCGTCTAATGTGTAGTATTCTAAAACTGATTAGTGTCGGGAGATGCCCTATCCTGTCCAATCGGCCCTCTCAGTGAGCCCGGAACCTTGTCATCTACTCAGTTTTAGAATACCCTCTATTACTAGAGGATATGATGAGGTTATACCTCACCCAGAAGTCTTACAGTCTGTGTTTTCGCCACAGAGTTCATGTATTCTGTCCGCCCATTTGCTAGTTTTTATAGTGTCTAGCGTGGATCTCGTTTCCACATTTTTTCACTTTCACAAACAAAAACCCCTGAGAACTTTCGTTGTCAGGGGTTTCATATTTTGTTAAGTTTCAGTTACTTTGAACCTACTCCATCTGTGAAACCCCTAGCTGATCTACGATCTAAGCTCTGGATATTAAACGTATTATAACTCTCAGAGGCTAACGACATAGGAATCGGAGCTGACGCCCATTCCCCTGTATGTTTTAGCATTTGAAAGTTAAAGTTTTTCATATAAAGTTATTTATTCTTGTTTAATAAAATACGCTTTTTATTGTGTTTTTTGTTATTATACATTAATTTATCTTTTTGTCAAGACTTTAAAAAATTCTTGTTATCCAAAAGATAAATCTTGTATATCAATGATGCTAGTGTAACACTGAATGATTTATCAGTCAACCTTTATATCCCACTAAATATATTAGTATGCACAGCAAGATCCCACTTGTACATTTCAAAGTCAATGGTAAGATCATCTTCAACGAACTACTAGCACGCCACGAAGAATATATCAGCAAAAAACCTATTGAGTTTTCTTGCTATGATGAGGGCAATGCTAAGTTAAATTGGCTTAATGAACCCAAAGAGTCACTCGATGACTTAATGCTCCAATACCTGCTAGCTCTGCGTAGCACACATGAGAAGTTTATTCTTAGTTGGAGTGGGGGCACTGATAGCCAAACTATCTACAATATTTGTGTCAGATATAACATTCACATCGATGAAATCAATGTGTTCTATGATGACTTTGATCTAGATTGGTTTCCATATGAACCAGTAGAATGGATAATGAAAAATCATCCCGACCCAACTACTGTAATCATTCCCAGACCCCGTGTGGATATTGATAAGAAAAAGTTATTGATTCAAAACGAAGACTGGGCATGGAAGAATGTTGGCACGATCAATAACTTCACTATAGCCCCGATGGATATATCTATCGAACAAGAATATCAAGAAAAGTATGGACACACATCATGGTGCCTAATTTTAGGATTAGAACAACCAGATGTCTATTTTCATGAGGGTCAATGGTACTCTAGGCATGATTGTATCACTTATCGAGGATTCTGCGGTTTTGAAAACTTAATACATTTTTTCACTGATCCACTGCTCGCTCTTAAACAAAGTCATTTAGCCAAGAAGGCATTCAAAACACTTGACCCCAGCCTTTGGCCCAGTAAAAATCAAAATGCAAAAGGTGTTATTTACAAGAATGCTGAGAATTATGAATGGTGGGCATGTTCGATAGGTCGTCATCACGAACTTCATCGCGGTGCAAGTGTATTACAAAAGAAAATACAAACCAGATTTGAAGTAGCCAATATTAATCAAAATACCATCGATAGCAGTGACTTAAATTTATCCACTATTGATAGAGGATTAAAGGCTATGCTTGATAAAGATGATGCTGTAGCAAAACTATTTGTCAAAGGTTTACAAAACGTATTATTAGAGAAAAATTTCTGTGAACACTTAATTGAAGATAGCGGTGGTTCTATGAAAAACTCATTGCTTAGTAAAAGTGCAGGTAGAAGAATATATAGTAAAAGCTACTGTATCGGTACGTAATTAGTCAGGAACAAAACATGGAATATGTAGCAGTTGTAAATAAACACTTAGATGTTTTAAATAAAATAGGTGCGATTGTAGAAAAAGCAGTTGCTGAAAACAAACCAATTCGTAGACCAACAAGTCACAACGAAATCAGAACATTAATTGAACAAGATCCTACTGGGAATTCCGTTCCCGAAGAAATGATGCCAAGAGCACACGTTCTAGATATGATTCACCGTTCTAAACGACAAAAAGAATTATATGGTAATCTGTCATTTTTTGATCAGTTCGATCTACCAAAAGATATCAATGATGAGATCATGGCAATGTTGCCAGACGAGTTAAAAGATAAAAAAATCACACTAACATATCAGCATACACATAGAGGACATTTTATCCCTCCCCATGTCGATCATGAAAGATGCAGTAGTCTGTTCTATGTAATAAGTCCACCAGATATGAAAACAGTATGGTATAAAAGACTGCGTGACTTTGTAATCTATGAAAAGATTCACCATTTGAATCCAGATGATCTAGAGCCAGTATTTGAAACTGTGATGGATCAAAAAGTTTGGTATTTAATTAACCAAACAGAGTGTCATAGTGCACACAAGTTACCAAATATTCGAGTTGATCGTCACGTATTCTGTATTGAATTCGTGGATCTTAAATATGATGAAGTAGTAAAGTATTTTGCATGATAACAAAAAATTTTAATTCAATAGATGAAATAAAGCAAGCTGTTGGTACAGATGTTGCTACAAGCGATTGGGAAATGATTACCCAAGAACAACTTAACAAATTCTCCAATGTTGCTGGTAAGGGCGATAGTCAATGGATTCACGTTGATGTAGAGAAAGCAAAAGCAGGACCATTTGGTACTACGATTGTTCATGGGTTTTTAACTCTATCACTGATTCCAGGATTCTTGAATGAGTGTATGTCTTTCCCTCCTGCGAATATGAGCATCAACTATGGTATGGATAAAGTACGCTTCCCTGACATCGTTCCAGTGGACAGCAAACTAAGAGGACACTTTCACTTAAGTGATGTTAAAGAGTTAGATAACTGTTACCAAATGAATTGGTTGGTAACAATAGAGCGAGAAGGTTCAACTAAACCTGCTTGTGTAGCAGAGTTCATTGTCAGAAAATATTAAATCGGAGAAAATAAATGAAAACTAAGGCGTTGGAAAATTACGGCGGTAGCGTCGGTGTGGAAGCATATGATATAGATTGGAACAATCCAGAAGAAGTTCTAGAACTGGGCAGATTGGCTGCTGATCAATGTATCGTATTTGTTAATGAGAAGATTTCAACTCAACAACTATATGATACCATGAGCAAATGGGGCCGTGATAGCCGTGCATTAATTCACAACTATATTTTGTCTAAGAGAATTTCAGGCCGTCATTGGAGAGAATTGACATTTAACTTGGGTCTAGTGAACAGAGGGTTCGGAGACTTTCAAGGTGCGGCAACTCGTGTAAGTTATGTTAAAGATGACAAAGGTCGCTACACTGGGTTGTTTGCAAATGGAGAATTAGATTGGCATTGTGATCAAGTTAGTATCGATGATGCACCAAGAATGATTGGCTTACAAAGTCTAAGTGATACTGAAAATAGCCAGACACAGTTTCTATGTACATTTGATGCATGGGAAACATTGAGTAGTGACTTACAAAGCGCAGCCAAAGAGTTGTATGTAAAACATGAATGGAGAGAAGGACCAACTGGCCCTGTTCCAGGTCTTGATCATATTCAAGCAATGATTGCACAATACAACAATGTTCCACTAGACGGTCTTGAGACAAGATTCTACAGTGAAAGTGCTACAGGTCGCCCTGGATTAAAAATTCAACCCACTAGCTTTAATGGATTTGTTGGTATGAGTTTAGAAGAAAGCAAAAAGCTATATGCAGAATATGTTAAAGCAGTGTTCCAAGAAAAATATGTCTATACACAAAATTGGGTAGATGGTCAATTGGTTCTTATGGATCAAGAGATTACTCAACATAAGCGCCCAACGAATGTTCAAGATGGTGACAAGCGTACAATGGCACGAGTAGTTACTCATTTAGATTACTTGTATCCAACTACCAAGTTCAGTGAATTTGTTCGGTTTGAGGGCAAATCAATATCTCACGATGAATTTGCAAAACTAGTTGATGCTGATTGCAAGCGCAGATTCGAAGAATATGAGGCACTAATGGCATGACATATAAGATCGTAGAGAACGAATGGATTGAAAATGATGTTCCGTTCCTTAAGTTATTAGGAATAGATGTCAAAGTACCAACTATGGGTGAGAGCGAGACAGTCATCACTCAAGACAACACTAAACATAATAGTGATGCCCCCATCGTTCACTGCGGTGTGCCCATGTCTTTGTTAGTTACTGCTATGGGCATGGCGGGGAAAACAAAAGATCCCTATTTGCGTGACACTATTACTTTGGGTATGAATACATCATTTGTACAGCCAGCCACTGGTAAATTGACCGCCCGTGCCACTACATTGCAAGTTACTGCGACATTGGCATTTTGTGAGGGTAGAGTTTATAATGAGAAGGGCGAATTATGTACAAGTGCTACTGGTACATTTAAGTATATTAGACGCCCTTCTGTTTAAGATTGTAAAGTTCGTTCTTGCTGAACTTGTCTGGAACGGTATTCTCTTTCGTACCGTTCCAACTTTTCTCTAATCATTTGATCCCGTTGTTTAGGCGTGAGTGTATACTCAGTAGTGTACTTGATTTCACGCATCCGTTTATTCAAGTCGATTTTTTTCAAAATATTTTCCTCTATAATGTTTTTACGAAGACGTATTATAGTCAGGAAACAGGGGAAGTCAATCCCCTTTGGTCAAATTATTCCATTTCTACATAATCAGACTTGCCTACCCCACATTCGGGGCATTCAAAAGTCTCTGGTAATTCGTCCCATTTTCCTTCTGTATCTTCATCGTGAATATGACCGCAAACTATACAAACGTGTTCCATTATAGTACCTCCAATTTTTGTTGATATGCTTGTGCATGACGCTTTTCTACTTTAGCAAGAGCCGCGAAACGCTTCTCTGCTAGAGCCAATACCTTAGCGAATTGCTCGGCATGTTCTTTGCTTTCTTCGATTTGATGTTCAGCCTCTGCCGCCGCTTCTTGATTGCCTTCTTCTTGTGCCGCCTCAAGCATACGTGGGTACATATACATGAATTCTTCTGTTTCGCCATCAATGGCAAGTTGCAGGCATTCTTTAGTGGTAGGCTTGCCGATTAGCAATTCCAAATGTCCCCAAGCGTGTAGTAACTCTTGGTCTGCTGTATGTTCAAAGTGTTTTGCCACTTCTTCATATCCTTCTGCTCGTGCTAGTTTAGCAAAGTAGCGATACTTGATGTGTGCTTGACTCTCGCCAGCCAATGCTTCTTCTAAGTTTTGAATTGTAATACTCATTGAGTTCTCCTTGTTAAAAACTTTATTATATAGATATTTACTATTGAAACCAAGCATTTTATAGTGGTTTGCTATGATATCTTTTAATCGTCGTCATTGATAAAATTTATGAGTATTCATATGGGGTATCTTCGTCGCTGTAATCTACTGCAATGGTTTTGTTCTTCACATTATCGTATTCACGATAGTAAGTCTCGTTTGGCATAAGAATTCTGAACTCATTGGCATATTTCAAAGCCAACAATGTCATTTCAGCCTTATTAAGTACATCGCAGACAACGAAAGTTGTTGAACATCGCCCACTAATAGTTTTAAATGGACTATGTTTAGCTTCGTTCTTTTTTAAACCGCTATGGATTGTTGAATTGGGTCTAAACATAATTCTAGTAATACCCAACTTTTGATTGCGTAACCGAATCTTATCAAACAACGATAACTCAGTCAGAGTTGCTTCATTTTGTTCATTAATGGTTACCAACGCATCTTTGAATTTCAATGAACCTTTAGTATGAGAATTGTCTGGGGTTTCTTTTGTACTCCACGGTAACTTTGCGTCAACGTGATTAACATGGTACGTCTCGCCATGAAATTTTAAGACCCACATGGGAATGGTCTCGTCTTGTAAGTGAGCTTTGTTAAAGTGGAAGACTACCTCTTTACAAGCAAATTCATTTATCTATTGTTGTGTCATGTTTTTCTCCTTTAGTTGATGACATTTTATTTATTTGTTCATGGTTTTAATCGTGAAAATTTCATTTAGTATGTCACGAATGGCCTGTTTCTTTGTAATTCCACGATCCATTCTTTCCTTAATATTCATTCGTACTAACAGTATGATAATGAATATAAAGTAAACTAACATCATTAATGTCATGATTTGTAGGATAAAACTAGTCATTTTCTTTCTTTGTTGGTGTTACTTTTGTTTCTGATTTTTGTTCCATTGCGGTTTCTGGTTTATCAATATATGTGGTAATGACTTTATCACCATAATGCCATCCAAAAGCAATAAAGAAACCAGAAACAACCCAATATGCTATCATCATTTTTTTATTATACTATCTACAAAGTCCAAAAGCAATGGATAATGGGAACCCCCATGATACTTTCCACGCATCCAGCTGTAACTTTCATACCAATGTAGTTCGCTTTCTGGATGGCAACCAATTAATCCAATTCTGTTTTGAATAATAGCCATTGGGTCACCGTTTGCGTAAGTGGCAATAGTTTTGAATTTGTGTTTGTTACCGATCAAAGCACAGCCATCATACCAAAACATATTCATGGGATTGCCTTGCCAAGTTATTGCTAGATTTTTAGCGTGTGGCCTGCGTGTATCTGTGTTAGGACGAGTCATGTATTGCACTGCGTCTACACTGTCCAGTATATCGAAATATTCGCTCCCAGCCCAATACGCACCCATACAGATGCCTAAATATGCTCCACCCTGTTGTACAAATTTGCGAATACGACTTCTATGTTCTTTAGTCAAATAATCAAAACTGCTGGCATCCCCTAGTCCCCCAGGAAATGCTATCATATCGACATCATCAAAAAAATCCCGCTCTAGATCGTGGCGGGTAAAAATTTTAAAATCGTAATGCGGACTCAATGCTCGCATAATGCCATTGGCACTCTGAACTGAGCAGTATGGTTGATGTAGGAACAACGCTATTCGAGCCTTCATCAAGTATTTATGATGGTGCGCTAGGAGGGAATCGAACCCTCGACACAAGAGTTTTAGAAGCTCCGGCTCTACCACTAAGCTACTAACGCAATATTCTTATTTTACTTGATCCTGCTTGATCTTTTCAAGTTCTTCGGGTGTAGCGAATCGTGCAGGTTCACCACTAAACATACGCATACTAGTGAACCATCCTAGGTTTTTCCAGTATTTGGCGATGAGATTGTTTACAACAATAAAGCCGATTGCAATGACAATAAAGCCCATTGTTGTTAAAATGCTCCCAGCTAAAAATACTGATGCTTGATCCATGTCCATATTTAAAATCCTTGAATTGGTGCAACGGGTGGGATTCGAACCCACAGTGTCTTTCGAACTGGATTATGAGTCCAGGGCCTGCAACCAATACGGCGTCCGTTGCGTTATGACTGTATTGTAATACAAGTCTAATTATTTGTCAACGGCGCTGTCTACCCAAATCTGCCTTTTTGCGCTCTCTGCTTGCGCCAGGACCAGAACTTAGATCGCTGGCTTGAACACTGCCACCAGTCATAGATTTTGGTTTTGCTATCGGGGCTTGGGGTTCTTCGGCATCTACATCTGTATTTGCTCCAACTCCACCAGCTGTCAATAACTTGACTTTTGGCATCGCTTCGCTTTCTGGTGCGTAGATATAAGTAGTATCGATCTTGATTCTGTCTGTCATCTGATCGAACTCTGTGAAATATTGTGCTATTTCACCTTTCAAGTCCATGAGCATTAACCCATCAAACTTGCTGTATGCTTTATAGTTCTCATAGCCCACACGCAACAATGCCATCTGAATCTCGTGGACTCCACCAGTCATCAATGCCTGTTGATATTCTTTATTGTTTGTCTGATTGAACAAACCGTCAGCCATTACTTTTGTACAGCTTTGTAACAACTTTGGATCTTGTGCTATTGTTGGGCGAATTTCATTGACCCACATTGGTAAACTCAAACGGTCTGGCATTTCTCTCATAGGAGCTTGTGCCCCAGTTAGTTTTGCCAATACTGCTTGCTCAGATTCTGCGATTGCTTTCTTGATGCCCGCAGTATCCATGTTTGCTTTACGGGCATTGACCCAACGACCGCCACTGGATACTGATGTTTTCAACTCAACTGATTTACCATCAATCTGAATATCACCACCACCAGCAACACGCCCACTCCAAGAAATCTTTGGACTCATGATAGCCATTGCAACTTCACCAGGACCAACACCCTGACTTGTTAGCTCTGTTGTAAGAATCTTAAACAACTCAATAGTGAAATCATTGTCGCCAAGAAAATCTCTGAAACTCTGTGGATTTCCACTCAAAAGTGCTTTTGTGTTAGCAATACCTTTAGGATATTGTTCTAAAAATTCATTTTTTTCTTCAATAGGGGCATCGATAGAATCGATAACTTGCGCTATACGCTGAATGAACTTAGAAGCATCTGCATCTTTAGACAAAATTGAAGTGACTCGACCTTCAATGTTGCCTGCTTTAAGTATTTTAAGAACACGGTTTAGAACAGATTCTTCATCTGTGCTTTTAATCAAATCGACAATAGTTTTTTTAAGACCAATATCTTGGGATTCTTGGATAATGTTAATTAAGTTGCGCATAAATTATTTATTAGTTTTTTGCGAAGCGCCAGTCTTTATCAAGCCAAGTAAACATCAAGTCTTCTTGTCTGACATGACCATATTTGTTCAGGCTTTCCATAGCACTATCACTGATAAGACCTTTGTCTGCTAAATCAAACCAAGATGTTGCGGCTGCGTCAAGTGGGTCAAGATTCTTATATACAGCAAAATGTATCCACCCATAGTTGGGCTGTGCGTAGATATAGCAGTCTCGACAATCAAAACCGTTGACTGCCAACATATACATTAGATTACAGATATTGTAAGTGTAGTAACATTGACTGAAACTGCGTGTCTGTAATCTGTCATAGCTGTAAGTTGTATGAATCGGTACACTTAAACACAACATGCCATTGACATTCATATTGTTGTTCCAATGTGCCAATGTATGTAGTGGATTTAAACTAAACTGAAAGCTATCATGACTCCATAATAAGTCAGCGGGATAAGGTAGTTGAACAGTATTATAATCTGTTTGAAAAACACAAATATTCTCGTTCTCTGTTAATATTTCCCGATCTATTTTACTTGTATCTCTGTCAACTGCATAGACAATATAGTTATGTGGCTCAGGTGGGTCATCCCTTGTCGTTAGTTCTGCCCACCACTTTGTATCAAGCCCCGAGCCACAGCCCATATCAGCAACGACTTTTAAACTATCTAAGAAACTATCGTACTCATAAAGCATTTTTAAAAAGTCTAAACTATGTTCGTGACTTTCTTGTGGATTCTTAAACACTTATATCCTCCATACCTGCAGTTCTTAAACGGACAACATGCCCCAGCATAAAGTTTTTACTCTCTATGCCCTTCATTACTCCGAGCCATTTGTTTCTCAGCAATGCAACTTCATTGATGATTGTTTCCATATCAATAACTTCATCTTCAGCCTCGGCATACTTTTCAGCATCACGACTAGTCAATGCACGGTTGTATGCTTCAAGATATTTCTTATAATGCTTTTGTCTAATCTTGCGTAGCTGAACATTTAAGTAGTGCAATACAGCCTCAATCTCTTGAAGCTGATTGAATCTATACTCTGTAATACCCGGCAAGTCGCTCAACGATTTCTCAACTTTGCCCCTAATAGGGATTTCAGTCTTGGCGTTGATTAACTGATTCTCATAGTAATCAATGAAGTTTGGGATTTCGCTGAGATCGGAAACTACCCGATTATACCACATAGTTATTCTTCGTAATCTTCGTTTTGTTGTTCGTCGTCTTCACCGACATATTCTTTCAGTGCCCGTTTAAGTGCTCCGTCAGTGCCGCCAAATTCTCTAACATCAACATCGTTGAGAAAATCTGCCATACTACTCATGATATTATCAGCACATTCCTGTCTGTCTTTAGCTGGAATGTATTGTTTCATAATCGTATAGAGTTCGCTTAATACATCTACTTCAATACTCATTCTTCTGTTTCCTCTGGAGCTTGTTGTGGTGCGCTGTTATCAGCTTTGTGCGGATTTGCCGTGATGTCTGCCATCACAGTATCCAATGAACCGTTGTCATTGCGTTCCCATGCTTTGCGGAACTGCTTGATGATTTCGCCATCGTTAGTTGTGTAAACAAGACTGTTGCCTTCTTTCTTTAACATGCCTTTTGCTTCAATCAAATCAACCATACCTGAATATGGATTCATACCTGTTTCGTATGGGATTTTGACTTGAACACTTTCAAATGGTTTAGCATAGCGTGTTTTCATGATCTTACAAGCGGCGCGGATACCTTTAACTTCACTTACTTTGTTGCCGTCCTCATCCTCTTTGAGTTTGAGTTTACGCATAGCAACAACAATACTACTTGCATAGATAAAGCCCTGACCACCAGAAATCTTATCATCTGGGTCAAACATATCTTGACTAGCATATGTGTGATTAGTACAAACTAATCCAATATTTAGATCTCCGAACATATTAACACAGTTACGGACTAGTGCTGTAAGTGCTTTAGGCTTACGACCCATATCACCCTTCAAGTCACCTGCTTCAAACTGGTTAACATCTGTGGGAGTCAACATCATACCAAGACTGTCTAGTACAAACAAGACTTTTGGGCGTTGATCTTCTGGGAGTACTTTATACTCTTTAACAAAATCATTGATAAGTTTTGCAACATCGTCAATCATCGCAACATTGAGTTTAAGGAGTCTATCCTCGCTTGTATCGACTCCCAATGCGTGGAGCCAAGCCTCATCAAGAGCGTTTTCAGTATCCACGAGAATGACGTAAATACCCTGTTCTTGAGCGTTCTTGATAAGATTTCCTGAGCAGATAAAGGATTTACCCGCGCCAGACTCACCAGCAAATACAGTAACTTTACCGAGCGGTACACCTCGCTTAAAATCGCCGCTGATAAGGTAATTGAGTGCGTAGTTGTTTGTTGAGATCCAAGTGTCAGGGTCACGGAACCCGATACTAAGACCTTCAATACTTTTTGTGATCGTTTTACGAAATTTAGATACATCGAATGGTTTAGTTGCCATAATAGGTTTTTCCTTTATATAATTTTAACTGTTTTTTGTTGTGTTGTCAATGATGTGACGCCGCATTAGGTCATCAAAGTCTGTTTTAAGTTCTGCTTTGGGTGCACAGAACCCACACATACATAATGATTTTATACACTTAATCACTGGCATAGCTTTATCTATCAATTGTGAGTCAAGTGTTTTTAATATTGATTGGGTGTCTCGTAGATTGCCGATCGGGCCTATTTGACTATCAAGATTGGTTTTGCAATCTTTGTTGGTAAATACATTGCCATCAAACTGTCTTACAAATAAAAAGAACCAGTTTACACTACAATACCAATCAGTGAATCCCTGTCTTGGGACAAAAGCCATTGAACTTTTCAAATCACCATTTGTGCTCAACTTTCTACCACCACAGCACGCTCTACCCGTTTCTATACTAGATACACATTCCCCACTACTAACTTTACTGAGTTGGCGCTCATATGTTTCTTTCTGGGAAGATGTTTTGTTAATCCAAAATGTCTTTAATTTTTTGAACTGTTCTTGAGAATAAGCCCATTTAGTACCTGTGTTGTCCATTGGCTTCGCAACATAATCGATATTATTATTCTTTAAAAATTCAATCATGCTCATACAATCTCCCCAATGAACAGGATCATTATGCATCATAACTATAGTTTTGAATGGTTTACCGCTAGATTGTAGAGACAACGCATTGGTTTTAAAGATTTCTTTTTGTTTTAGTAAATTTTCGCTGTGATAGCTTATAGTAAAGTTATCAATCAGCGGAACGATATTTGCCCACTGTTTTTCTCCAACAATAGCATTAGTAGTACATGATACTGTCAAATACCAATTATCTTTGTATGGCTGGTATCGTTGTTTAACTTGATGTAATATTTCCACTATATCTGGATGAAACAAACTCTCTCCGCCATATATGTTTAAAATAACTTTTCGTTGATTGAGTTTTTTATAACGCATATATTTGTCAACATAAGCAAACATAAAATCAATTGATTCTAAACATTCTGCCAACAGAGGGTGTTCTGTAGAATTGTCGTGTCCACCATCGATTCCAGTTGCACAGTATGAACAATCAAGATTGCACCGCTTGGTCACTTCCCAATCAAGTAAGAAGGATGGGATATTTTTTGGATCTAATGCCAGTTCAATTGATTTTATTTCCATACTACTCTATTAGAATCTTGTTTATAGTTCTATTGCGTTGTAAAATTTCTTTTGCATACTCTAAATCTTCAATTCTACCCAATGGTATTTTTCCATGCCCTTGAGTCTTATCATATGGGTCAATATCATTTTTAATCAACCAATCTTTATACCCAAGTTTGCCATCAACATCATCATATTTGCTATACGATAGACTCGCTTCACCACTATAGTAATGTAAGTTCTTTGCATTGGTATATGTCAGAGTAAGATTGTCTTCATATAAATCAATATACTCTTTACCCAACTCAGCATAATGCAAAAATAGTGTACCGGGGTCACCCGTAAATTCAAAATATTGATAATCTTCTGGTGATAAACTTATTCTCCTGTACTGATCTTTGTTGAAAGATATGTACAAACCAATATTTTTAGGTTTCTTTGCTTCAACTCTATGGACAAAGAAATTTAAATTTCTGATAGCAGATTTTAATTCATGATTTGCAATAGAGAAAAGCCTTGTCGGAGTACCAAAGCCACCAGATAATTGCTCAAACTTCAAATGTAAATAATTGAAATATTCTTGTGTTTGCGTCAACGGATCTTGAATCTCAATAAAGTTTTTCAAGTATCTATTGATAGTGACACAAGCATCTTTTAGAATTTGAGCAGATTCTTCCAGTGATAAGTTTCCCGAAAAGGCTTCCTGTTGTTGAAATTCACAGTGATCTAAACACCATCTTAATTCTTCAACCCATTTTGTTACAAATGGATTGTTATTCAAAATGATATTAAAACACTCACTTTCATGAGTGCCTAAAACCACAGTTAGTCGCATTATTACTTTTGACGATTACGAATCATTGCCAAAATGTCTTCTGCTTTTTGGCTACTCGCAGGTTTAACTGCTGGAGTTGTAACTGGAGCTTCTGCTTCAGAAGCGCCGTCTTCTTCCCAAGGAGCTGCCTCTGCTACTGGAGCAGTAGTTGCTTTTGGAACTGCTGACAATGCTGGACGAGCTTGAGCAACTGGGGTTGCTTTGACTTCGTTATCATCACCAGTACTACCTTCACCAGCTTTAAAACCACTTGGTTTGAAGTAGTTAGCCCAACGATCTGGATCGTAAGGTTGACCATCTACTGATGCTTCAAACATTTCTTTCAATACTTGAAGTTCTACATCACCTGGTTTCTTTGGCAAGAAGTCGCTTAGATTGTATAGACCAAACTGCTCAATGGCTGCGGCTTCATCTGAGTTCAACGCACTCTCTTTACGAGCCCATGTTGAAGTACTGTAATCAGCATAACCACCTTTGCTTGTTTTCTTGATGTTAAAATCAAGACCAGCTTCGTAGTCTGTTGGTAGATTTTCCATATCAGGATCCATCAACGCATTTTTAATCAAGTTAAAAATCTGTGGACTGATAATGAAACGACGGATTGGATTCTCTGGAGATTTGTCGTCACCGATTGGGTTATCACGAACAAATCCTTGGAACAAGTAACTGCGTTTCTTCCAGTACTTGCGACCCATTTCTTCAAGATTAGGATCTTTGAACCATGGACGAACTTCTGCAAGAATCGGGCATGCCTCATTCCACATTTCCATACATGGAACTTGAACTGTAACTGGTTTGCTGTCTGCTTGACCCTTGATGCCTGCGAATGGGAGGCGAATCATTGCTCGCTCAATCCAAAAGAAGTTATTCTTTGAATCAGCGTCTGGTAAAAATCTTACTCGGGATGTTGTGTTTTCTGGAATGTTCCAGTGAGCGTAGATTGCGTTGTCGCCCTGTGAGCGTTCGCCTTTGCCCTTATTTTCGTTTGCTTGTAGCTTTGCGCGGATTTCTGCTAATGTCATGGCCATAATGTTTCTCCTTAATAAATGTGCCTTAATGTTTGTGCCTAAATGTATACAGCACTCTCGCAGTATACAATTTTATTTATGCCGGGCGCAAGAAAAAAGGACACAAAAAGTGTCCTTTTGGTGAAATAAGTTTTTATCTTATTTTAAGCCAGCGAGTCTACGTATTTCCCCAAGGTCTGATTTTGACTCTTGCATAGCGGGGTTGACTTGGGGAGATGGTTCAGCAGTTCCTGCGCCTCCGTATTCTGATTGGTCACCTTGGGCTTGTTGTTGCTGGGCTGCAACTGCATCTGGTTGCTGTTGTAGGCCTGTATCATTTTGTGTGTAGCTTGAATCATATTTGTCTGCCAATTCTGTATAGCTGTTATCACGCAACCAAGCAATGATGGTTGGGCGAGCATCTGTTTCTGGTCCTTCTGCACCGGCAACATCTACGAGTTTGTCATATAGTACATCGTCTCCTATAACATTATATAGTGCGCCTTTAGCGTTCTCACCATTTTCCCCGGCTTCTAATGGGTGAGACATTAGTTCATCTAACTTTGCTGTATCTTGTGGATCATTTGGTAAATGCCAAGTACCTTCTACTACTTCATTTGCCCAATCTTCAAACTGATTGCCCATTGGGCTTTCTATGCCTTCTTGTTTTTGTTTCATATATGCCCTATATACATACGGTAATGCCGCATCAAACTTATCGTTATACACTTTCTTGACAAAACGCTCACGCAGAGCATCTACATCGACGTCATCATAACATTCATCTGTTGGTTGATTTTGTCTGTAATCACTATAGCCACGACGACCAGCTAAATGCTTTAGTTGTCCTTTTAGTTCATCATAACGACGGACTGCGGCGCGCGCCATGCTATCTGTTTCAGTATCTTCGAACTGGCGTCGTTTTACTTCACGCACAAAGTGACGCATTGATTCCATTTCTTCACCGATGAGTGCAATTCTTTCACCCATCTCGTCTTGCATATCACCACCTTGACTCAAATGCTGTGCTAATGCTCTGGCGATGTGTAGATTCTTGCTTGGGCATAGAAAGCGCTCGCCCAAATGTGTTTCTAAAAAGATGCTTTCAATGTGTCTGCTACGGGCACCACGAACTGCTTCATCAACTTCGCCTTGATGACGGACAATCAAACGAACTGGGCCGCATTCTTGATAGCTACTGCGACGAGTACCGAACATTCTGCCTTCAGTAACATTCATCTCATCTGTACCCAGAGTATCATCTGATTTAGATTGTTGTTTTACATCTTTGATTTCAAGATTGGATTTAGTGATATCACGGGTATCAAATGTTAGTAGATTGCGCTTGGCAAACTGACGCACACTGCGCAGAAAGTTATACCATTTTTGTTCGTTGCTGACACCATCTTCCGTTTCGCCACCAGTTTCAGTATCAATCTCTTTGATTGCTTCTACAATATCACGACCATAATATAGCTTTAAACTTTGTTCATCAATCAAACTGATAGTGATATTACCGACTTTGTGACCATCTACTGTGTAGTCAAAGTTAAAGAATCGTGCTTGCTCTGGATCTGTTGTTGCCTTAGATTTGTCGTCACCCAAACGAACATTGT